TTTGCCCATGTCTGTGCGATAATGATTTTCGGTGCAAGTTTACGCTGATAATCACCTATGCTCCAAAAAAGTGTGCAATGGTTGCACACTTGTATGCAATGGTTGCACACTTTTTTTGAACCCACCGCTTTTACCGCCACCTTTGCACCATATTAACCGCATTATCGCATACTCAGATATGGCAACTAAGGATAACGAAAAGAAAAAATCATTGGCAAGATCGCTGTTCATGTCCGGCATGGAGATGACCGAGATAGCCGCCAAAGTGGATGTGTCACGTGTCACCATCTCCAAATGGTGCAATGCTGACGGTTGGAAAGAGGCGCGTGCCGCAAAGAATATTACACGTCCGGAACTTGTGAATAAGATTCTGCTCTCAATCGACACGCTCATCGAACAGGCCAACGCCACAAATGATCCAACCCAGATGGCCGGTCTGGCAGATAAGCTCGCCAAGTTCTCAGCGGTCATCGAGAAGCTCGACAAGAAGGCTAACATAATCGATGCCATCGATGTGTTCAAGGCCTTCTCAGGGTGGCTCGAATTCAGGGCGCAAACCGACCCGTCAATTACTTTGGAACTTATCCAAAAAGTCAACCAACTTCAGGATATGTTCATCATTGAGTCAATCGGCAAAGGCGGGGTGATCTGATATGGCTACCGTTGCTGACATCAAAAAGGCGATTGCGGATTGGAATGACCATTGCAAGCGTGTTCGCTCCCTCACTCCCATCACTATGTCGGTGGCCAAGGAGTCACCATCAGAACGGGACCGGCGCATACGCCGTCTGCAATCCAACTACGCCGCCTTCTGCGAATATTACTTCCCCCATTACCTGACGCTCCGCGATAAGGTAACAGGCGAGGCTCTGCGCGTTATCCACAATGCCCCGTTCCACAATGCCGCTGCAATGAAAGTCAAGAACACTCCTAACCTAAAGGCAGTGTTCAAATGGCCGCGCGGTCACGCTAAATCAACGCATTTTGATATTTTTCTGCCGCTTTGGCTAATGTTTCAGCCCAAACGGCTCATTAATTTCATGGTCGTTGTAGGCAAGAGCGAGGACAGTGCCAACCGTCTGCTTGCCGACATACAGGCAGAGCTTGAATACAACCAACGTATCATATCTGATTTCGGTGAGCAGAAAAGTGCCGGCACATGGACCGAAGGAGAATTCAAGACACAAAGCGGCAACAAGTTTCTTGCTGTGGGTCGAGGTCAGTCTCCGCGCGGTCTGCGTGATCGTGAGTCACGCCCCGACTATATTGTCATCGATGACCTTGATGACGATGAACTGTGTCGCAACGAGAAGCGCGTGAAAGACCTGACCGATTGGGTCAAGGAGGCTCTTTTCGGTGCGCTTGATGTGGGTCGCGGTCGCTTCATAATGGTTGGCAACCTTATCTCCAAATGCTCGGTGCTTGCCAACCTATGCAATACAAAGGGGGTGCATGTCTCCGAGATCAAGGCCATCGACCGCAACGGCAACCCGGTATGGGCTGAGAAGTGGACTAAGGAGGAAGCGCAGGAGTATGCCGATTTTGTCGGCTTCCGGGCCTGGAACAAGGAGATGATGCATAACCCCATCAACGACGGTTCCATATTCCGGCACGACTGGATCCGCTTCAAACGTCTGCCCAAACTTGAAAAATACGAGATGCTCGTGTGTTACACCGACCCCTCATTCAAATCAACCTCCGCCAATGACTACAAGGCATCGCGCTTGTGGGGTAAGATTGGCACGGAGCTGCATCTGATAGACTGCTATGTCCGGCAGGATACCGTGTCCGGCATGGTGCGGTGGCTCTATGATTTATATGAGCGCACACGCGACCGGGTGGCCATCTCTTTCTTTATGGAGGCGAACTTCATGCAGGACATCATTCTTGATGAGTTCGCTGCGGAAGGCAATCTGCGTGGCTATCAGTTGCCGCTCCTGCCCGACAAGCGCAAGAAGCCGGAGAAGATCCAGCGCATCGAGGCGGTGTCCCCGTTGTGGGAGCGCGGCTTCGTATTCTACAATGAGGCGTTGAAGGATTCGCCGGACATGCAGGTGGGCATTGAACAGACCCTCGCCCTCGAGCGCGGTTCCCGGGTGCATGACGACGCTCCCGATGCAGACGAGGGTGCGATATGGTATCTTCAGCGCAATACCAGGCAATCTACTTTCAAACCGGTGCTGGTCCCGCGACCGCGCCCTAAAAATATGTGGTGATGTTTATCGACAAGGAAGATTATAAGGTGGTCATCGGTGATGCCGCCTTCAAGGTCATATCACAGGCTGACCCGGACACCGTAGCCAATGCCGAATTAGAGGCTGTGGAGGAGATGTCGGGCTATCTGCGCCCGGTATATGATACCGAGGCCATTTTCTCGGCGGCCGGCAACGACCGCAACCGGCTCGTGGTGATGTACACCGCCGACATCGCTCTGTACCATCTGTCCGCGGCACTGCCGCAAAAGATGGGTTCGGAAATACGCAAGGAGCGGTACGACCGGGCCATAAAATGGCTTGAGGGGGTGCAGTCAGGGCGCATCGTACCAGACCTGCCTTTGGTCGAGGATACCGACGGCAACGGCGCCGCCATCGGCATATCCTTTCACTCGGCGCCCAAACTCAATCATGACTGGTGACTATGGGCAAAAGAAATAAACGCACCTTATCCAAGCAGAGAAAGGTGGAGGCAGAAAAGCGCTCCGCCCTGATAATGGAACTGTACCGCACATCAGAGCGTCTCGCGCAGAGCGACATCGAAAAATGGCGCTCTGCTTGGCAGTCGGCTATCGATGTACGCAATCCGAACCGCCTCCGGCTGCTTGACATATACCGTGACGCGATGGTTGACTCTCACCTCTCCGGCTGTATTCAGCAGCGTGTGGGATTTGTAATGTCTCGCTCGTTCAAACTTGTCAACGAGAAGGGCGATGCCGATGACAATGCGCTGCACCTCCTTGATCAGGCTTGGTTCAAGGATCTGTGCCGCTACTGTCTTGAGGCGAACTGGTACGGGCACTCCCTCATCGAGCTTGGCGATGTGATAAAGGACGGTGACGGCTGCCCCACTTTCAGTGGTGTCCGGCTCATTCCCCGTCGGCATGTCATTCCTGAATACCACCGGGTGGTGACCCATGTAGGCTACACCTGGCAGAACGGTATCGATTACCGGGAGCGTCCGTGGGCCGACTGGCTTATCGAGATGGGGCAACCCGACGATCTTGGCCTATTGTTGAAAGCTGCCATGCACACCATACCGAAAAAGCACGCTATGGTGTTCTGGGATAACTTCGCCGAGATATTCGGTATGCCCTGGCGTATCGCCAAGACATCTACACGCGACCCGAAGGAATACCAAAGCCTTCAGGACATGGTGTTCAACGGAGGCCGCGCCATGGGCGCTGTTGTCGGTATGGAAACGGATATTCAATTCATAGAGTCCGGCAAGGGCGATGCTTTCAATGTATATGACAAGCGCATCGACCGCGCCAACTCGGAAATCTCCAAGCTGGTCATCGGTCAGACAATGACCATCGAGGACGGCAGCTCCCTATCCCAGTCGCAGACTCACCTTCAGGTGTTTGAGAACCTCGTTGAGTCCGACCGCGACAAATTGCGCGATATGGCGAATAACAAGCTGCTCCCCCTCATGGTGCTTCATGGGTTCCCGGTCAAGGGGCTGCGCTTCGAGTGGGACGACGCTATCGATTACACACCGGAGCAGCAGGTGGCATACGAGACTATGATTGCCGACCGCTACGAAGTGGATCCTTCATATTTTGCCGATAAATATGGTATGCCGGTCGGTGAGCGCAGGAATCCTGTGGCCCTGCCGGAACCCGACAAAGATGATGAGAAGAAGGGCAAGCCGGAGGAGGACGACAAACGGCAGCACTCTTTTTTCGATTAAGCCCCTCTGACTACGAGGGGCTGCACCGCCGCTATGCCTCGCTCCTGGCAGACTGTCCGGAACTGGAGACGCTTGCCAAACCGGGTGATGATATGCGCCGCAGGCTGTCATCTCTGTTCGAAGGCATGATGCGCTCTCTTTTCAAGGAAGATGCCGCGGAGTTCCGCATTGAACTTGTGGCGGATCCGGCTGTGCAGGAGTTTGTCGGTACACATGCGTCGGCTCTTGACTCCGCCTTTGAAAAAGTCGAGATGTCCGATGCCATGCGCCGGAGGCTCACACGATCCAATTACATCTTCTCCGGCATGAAGGCGTTCCATGAGCTCAACGAGGCTTTCCCCTCACTGCTTGATGAAAATGGCAATCGAAAGACGTTTGAACGGTTTTTGAACGATGTTCAAACGATAGACAAAACCTATAATGCCAACTACCTTCGTGCCGAGTACAACTTTGTCGCGGGGTCTGCGGAAATGGCGGCACGGTGGGAGTCGTTCATGCAGGATGGTGACCGATACTATCTCCAGTACCGCACACAGCGCGATGACAAGGTGCGCCCGGAACACGCCGCTCTCGACCGCGTGACTCTGCCTCCGTCCGACTCATTTTGGGAGGAATTCTACCCGCCTAACGGTTGGAACTGTCGCTGTACGGTGGTGCAAGTCCGCAAATCAAAATGTCCAGCTACCAACCATGATGAAGCGATGCGACTGGGTGACGAGGCTCTGCAACGCGACTCCAAAGGTATCTTCCGCTTCAACGCCGGCAAGGAAGGCAAGTCGGTTCCGGACTACAACCCCTACACCATACGCCGCTGCCGGGACTGCGATGTTGCCAAAGGTAAAGCCAAACTCGCCCGGTTTGTGCCGGATAATGAGGTGTGCCGTGCGTGTCAACTTCTCCATCAGTGTGAACAACTGAGAGGCGAAGTCATCAGCCATGGCAAAGGTTCTATTGAAATAAGCCATCTTGTAGATCGCAACGACAGCGATTTCTCACGGCTTATGCAGGTAGCTGAATTTTTTGCCAAAGATGGAGCGTCAGTTGTACTGTCTCCAAAGATGACTCGTCCGGCAAAATTCGACTATGATTGTGTATATGGCTCATTAAAGGGGACTCCATTCTATGGCAAATGCCCCGACCTTAAGATTGGAGAATTCTGGTACGAGCATGAGGGCTTTACTTCCGACAATCCCAAACGCGCCTTTAACAACATGATGAACCACGGTCTTAAACAGTCTAACCGCATAATCATAGACCGACCGGGGCTCACTGAGCGATACATGAGAAACAGTGTCATTAACCGCCTAAAATTGGGCGCTAACATTGAAGAAGTTTGGATTCGTGAAACCGATGGAATTCTGACCCTTCTGTATAAAAAAACGGACGGCCAGCCATAAGGCCAGCCCCCGTGGACAACGAGTCGGTAGTCATTAGCTACGGAATCGTTGGTGCAAATATAACACTTTATTTTCAAATACAGCTCTTTATGAAGAAGTTTTTTACATTTCTCAAAAAATCCAACCGCTACAAGCATCTTTTAGGCGGTTTCCTCGTGGGTATTTTTGCCTGTAATCCCCTCGGGGCACTCTATTCGGCAACGGTCGCCGGCTCCTGTCTTGAGCTGAAAGACAAACTCCACGGCTGCCCCTGGGACTGGATCGACTGGTTTCTGACCGCCGCCGGAGGGGGTGTGGCCGCCATCTTTTGGCTATTCGTGTAACATTTTCCAAATGGTACGCCGTTTTATGAGTAAATTTGCAGTCCCAAAGGCTGTGTCCCCCAATAGGCCGTGTGGTCTATCGCGGCAACAACAACGCGAATGCGAATGGCGGCGTGTCGTACGCGAATGCGAATAACGATGCTTCGAATACGAACGCGAATGTCGGGTCGCGCCTGGACAACCTCTAATCGGCGTACATCACCGGGGACGTGTCCCCATCGAGGTGCCGAGAGGGGCAAGCCTCGGCAACAGCGCATAATCCCAGTGCGGAAAGCCGGAACATCAAGTGCTCGGGCAGGGTTTGGTAGGCTGCAAGGCTCGAAGAACCCGGACCCGGTGACCGGAAGGCTCAAGGAGCCTGACAAATTATTATTTTCAACACATCCACCCATGCGAAGAGAAGGACATATTATCGAGGAGATTGTTGCCTACCCCAATATGGCGCAGTCATTCGACCAGGTTCTCCGGGGCACGGCACGAAAGCGCTCCCGGCAGGGCCGGTACCTTCTCGCGCACCGGGAGGAGATTATCGCGGAGCTGTCGGCAAAGATTGCCGACGGCAGCTACACAATCGAGAGTGGCTACCGGGAGCGCACCATCATCGAGGGAGGCAAGGAACGGCACATACAGGTTCTGACAATGAAGGACCGCATAGCCGTACATGCCGTCATGTCGGTGGTTGACGAACACCTCAAGCGCCGATTCATCCGCACCACCTCGGCAAGCATCAAGGGGCGCGGCATGCACGACCTGAAGGCGTATATCGAGAGCGACCTCCGCGCTTATCCCGACGACACACGCTACTGTTACAAGTTCGACATCTCAAAGTTTTACGAGAGTGTGGACCAGCAGACCATCATCGAGTGTGTCCGGCGTATATTCAAGGATGCCAAGCTGATTGCCATACTGGAGCGGTTCGTACACATGATGCCCAAGGGTGTGAGCATAGGACTCAGGAGCTCGCAGGGGCTGTGCAATCTACTGCTGTCGGTTGCCCTCGACCATCCGCTCAAGGACAGGCTGCGCACACGGTTCTACTACCGCTACTGCGATGACGGGGCGGTTCTGGCCGGCAGCAAGGAGGAGCTTTGGCGCATACGCGATATCGTGCATGAATGTGTTGAAAGCATCGGTCTGAAGATCAAAGCCAACGAGAGGGTGTTCCCGGTTACTGAAGGCATCGACTTCCTGGGCTATGTCATCCACCCCACCCATGCGCTTATCCGCAAGCGCATAAAGCAGAAGTTCGCCCGAAAGATGGGCGAAGTCAAGAGCCGGAAACGAAGAAGCGTGCTGACAGCCTCGTTCTACGGGATGGCCAAGCACGCACAGTGTAATAACCTCTTTAATAAATTAACAGGCAAAGAAATGAGATCATTCAAAGACCTAAACGTCGCTTACAAGCCCGATGACGGCAAAAAGCGATTTCCCGGGGCGGTGGTAAGCATCCGGGAACTCACCAACCTCCCTATCGTGGTGTATGACTTCGAGATGGGCGTAAAGACATCGCAAGGCGAAGACCGTTGCGTTGTGGCCATCGAGGTCAACGGCGAGAAGAAAAAGTTCTTCACCAACTCGGAGGAGATGAAGAACATCCTCCAGCAAATCAAGGAACAGCCCGACGGTTTCCCCTTCTCCACCGTACTGAAGACGGAGTCATTCGGACAGGGCAGAACAAAATACATCTTCACTTAAAAACCATGCGCAGAGTCCAAGGCAATCCTGATGTGGCACTCCTGGAGTGCACAAACCCGGTCAAAAACAAATGGCGCGTCCGCTGGGATGTGTCGACCGATGAATCCGGCACCACCTCCTACATGGAGGCGGAGTTCGACCACCGTCCGTCTGTCGACGAGGTGAAATCTCTTATCGAGGGATGGATCAGCGACGCCACACGCGAGAGAATCATATCCGGCTTCACCTATGAAGGTGTCCCGGTATGGCTGTCGGCCGAGAATCAGACCAACTATGAGCGCGCCTACATCCAAAGCAAGATGGGTAATGGCGTGTCGGTGGTGTTCAAGTTCGGCACCGACGAGGAGCCGGTCTACCGCCGGTTTGAGAATCCTGCCGACATCGAGGCGTTCTATCGCGCCTTCTCGGAACATATCCAACAGGCACAGCTTGACGGATGGAATGCCAGGGACAGTATTGACTTGGAACCGTACCGCATGGACTGATCCACACCGCCCTTCGGGGGAGGGCACAAAAAATGCCCCCGGCCTGTTAAATAGTCGTCTCACTTACTCTTTAACGTAACACGGATTCTCCGGCCGCCGGGGGCATTATGCCACTCCGGCCGGAGAATCCGTGTTATTTGAATAAGTGAGACACTGCAAAATTAACAATTTTCGCCGACATGACAATATTTGAAGTGCTGAATTTCAACCGCGAACTACTCGAGCGGCTGCGCCGGATAGGCGTGCGGCTCGAGGACACCGCCTACATCGACCTTTTTGTTGACTTCAACAACATGGTCGACGCCGGCAACAAAGTGTCGTATGCGGTGGCGGTTCTGGCCGACAAATACGATGTCAGTGAGCGCAAGGTCTACAGTCTTATAAAGCACTTTCAGTCATCGGCCCTGCCGATTTGCCCGGCAAAGAATGACTGCAATCCGGGTGCAGTATGATTCGGTGTTCCGATAGTGCGGTGCTGACGGCGCGTGCCTACCTTTGCACCATCACCAATCATAAACGACAATGGCACGCAACAAATATCACCAAATCCTCGCCCGGATTCTTGACACAGGCAAGCACCAGGCCAACCGGAAGGGCAACATAACATATCTTATCAACGAGCGGCTCTCGCTTACCCCTGCAGATCTGCTCGAGATTTTCGAGAGCCACGGCATCGCCCGCAAAAAACTGCGCTCCGAGCTCAAACTCTTTATGAGGGGCGAACGGTCAGTAGAGAAATACCGGGAGGCCGGCATAAACTGGTGGGATTACTGCGGCCCGATCCTGGTCAACTCATACCCCACCTATTTCGAGAAACTGCCGCCGCTGTTGGCTCGGATCAATACGGAGCGCCGCCCTTCGAAAAACTATGTGCTGTTCCTCGGGGCAACCGAGGCGGAGAGCAACCAGGCGCCATGTCTGTCGCTCGTGCAGTTCCAAATCGAGGACGGCGAGCTTGTGGTGTCGGCCTACCAGCGCAGCTCTGACGCGAACCTCGGACTGCCGGCCGACATATACCATCTCTACCTCATGGCACGCCACATCGACTTCCCCCTCAAGTCAATCACGCTGTTCCTGGGCAACGTGCATGTGTATGACAACAATATAGACAGTACCCGCCGCCTCCTTGCCGGGGAGGACAGCGTTAAATTCGAGCTTAACGTATGAGCCGCCTTTATCTGTCCGCACCGCTGCCCTTCGTGGGTCAGAAGCGCATGTTCGCCAAGCATTTCATCGAGGTCATCAAGCAATATCCGGCCGGCACGGTGTTCGTTGACCTTTTCGGTGGCTCGGGGCTGCTCTCGCATATCACAAAGCATTTCCACCCGGAGTCGCGCGTAATATATAATGACTTCGACGACTACCGGCTGCGCATCGCCAACATCCCCCGTACCAACGCCCTGCTCGACCGTATCCGGCCCATCGCCTCGCAGTTCCCACGGCATAAGCCTGTGACCGGCGATGCCCGCGACAAGATCTTCAGGCTGCTCGAGCAGGAGCTGAAGGAGAACGGCTATCTCGACTTCATCACACTGTCGTCGTCGCTGATGTTCTCGATGAAGTACAAGCTGAGTATCCCGGAGATGCGCAAGGAGACGTTCTACAACAATGTCCGCAAGGCCGGATATGCCGAATGCCCGGAATATCTCGCCGGGCTGGAGATAACATCGTGCGACTACCGAGACCTTTTCGATCAGTTCAAGGACACGCCGGGCGTCGTGTTCCTGGTCGACCCGCCCTATCTATCCACCGATGTCGGGACCTACCGCATGTACTGGCGCCTCGCCGACTACCTCGATGTGCTGTCGGTGCTGTCCGGCCATAATTTTGTATATTTTACCTCCGAGAAATCGTGCCTCGTGGAGCTGTGCGAGTGGATGGGGCGCAACCCGTCGCTCGGCAACCCGTTCGAGCGGTGCAGCCGCAGGGAGTTTAACGCGACCATGAACTACAATGCCCGCTATACGGACATCATGCTGTTCACCGAACCGACTTGTCGCTCTGCCTTAGCAGAGACCCCCGACCTCCCTGCCGTGAAGGCCGTATGAGGCCGTTTTCTCGCCCATATAACGCCGAGAGAGCCGCAACCCGATAAAGGCTGCGGCTCTCTCTTTTCTTTGCGACACGGCGCGTTTATGGCGGCTTATTGAAGATGCCGGAATCCGACGCATGTGTAGGTCTCGATGTTCTCGACCAGTTCCTCGTGGTTGTGGTTGGTCGCCGAGCTGTTGATGTCAAACTCCATGAATGTTTTACCCGCCAGCCCGGCAAGTTGCTCATGGATCTTGTCGAGCAGCCGGAATTCTCCGATGTTCTTCTGCTCGGCCCAGTCGGTGACCACATGGAGGTTGATGAGCGGCTGCGCCCGGTATTCGACGCCCTGCACGATGGCATGCCACTTGAAGGGCACAAACTCGATGAACACCGCCGGACGATCCCATGCGGTCTCCTGCTCGATAAACTCGACATTGCGGTTCCACAAGTCGATGTGTTTTATCGCCCGTGGATGCAGTTCGTCATCGACATCCGCGTCATCGGGGCGCTCATAATACTCTCCGGCGGCATTGATGCACAGTGCCTCAAGCCTATTCTTGATTGCGTTGTATAGTTCCTCTCTCATTTCTTGTTGGGCGAATAATTGTTGGCTATGAAATTATAAACCATTTCGCTTAGACTGCTCATGCGTTGCTCCATATCGTTGAACCAGTCCGTGTAACCGTCTAACCGGCTGTCGAATTCTTTTTTCAATTTATCCAATTCAGCCTTACGTTGAGCGGCAAGCAACTTGTACTTGCGGATGGTTCTCGGATAGATGTGTGTCATGTACAACATGATTAGCAATGTCGCACAGATTATTGAAGTGATAATTATTGCTGTCATTTGATATCAAAGTCTATGTTGTTGATGTATTCGGTAAGGTTCTCCTCGATGATTGCCCGGACTGCGGCCTCCACCTCGGGTGACGCACCGAGGAATTTGCGCTGCGGTATCCTGATGGTCGCACCTACTTTCATGAGCGCCATCGCTTTCCAGAAGTCGGCCTCGGAGGATAGCTGACTGTTCTTTTTGTCTTGCCGGAGTGAGCCATCCTTTTTGCGCCCGAAGGAGCCGGTAGCGGCATAATACTTGTGCCAGAAGAAGCCTTTCATTTTGGCAGTCACCTTGATTTCGCCGCCTTCGTTATGAATGGCTGCTGCCGGATGATCGGACAGGAACACGATGCTGCTCTCGCGTATCTCGCTGCGGACGCTCTGCCTCAGACCGCCGGAGTCAACCAGGATAAGGCCGCCTGGGCGCGTCGGACTTTTACGCCGCTGCCATGCCTGGCTGAAGAATGCCTGTCGCTCGAAATTCTGGTCGAATTCGTCGCCGAGCTCCACCTGTATGTCACGCAATATGCTCTGAAATATGGCGCGTGTCTGCTGATCAAGGTCGCTCATCGGATTCCTGATTTTCGGGGTTGTCGCCCATAAAGTCAAAAAGGCTCGGCATGTCGGACGCCACGACCGGGGTTTCAAGCCCTGCCGTGGCGTTCATTATGTTGTAGAAGGTGCGCTCACTGATGGCATAAACCGGATATATGTACCTGCGCCATATCTCCCGGTTTGACAGCCCGCTCCTGGCGTGCCGGTCATATATCCGGTTTATGTCCTCGACGCGCTTCCTGTAGGACATGCCGCGCGATTTTGCCATTGGCTCTACATGATTTTTACTGGTCCGTGTGTCGGTTTAGGTCGGTATGGCCGGATGTCGAGCGTCGTCACGCTGCTCACTGTTACCCGGCCGCTACCCTCGCACTGGGGGCATCTTGCAGGATGCCTTTGCGGTGCCTCGGTCTGCTGAATCCCGGTGCCGTGGCACTCCTTGCACACCGCCACCCGGGGCGGTCGTCTGATCTCCTTGTTCATGCCGCACCATCCTCTTTTTTTGGTTCGACAAAGAAGGTTTCGTCCTGGGTGACCATGATTCCGCATCGTGAAAGGTTAGCGGCGACCGTCTCGTCCTCGCGGTCTGCAAGGAGTTTGTCCTTGGCTATCTCCTCGGCGGTACGGATATGCCCGGGCAGAAACTCCTTCACGAGCTGAAGGGCACTCGCCCATGTGAAGCCTTTTAGGGTCTTGAGCTTCGGAGTGCCGGTGCGGAACCCTATGGTGCCATGCACCATGTCGAGGCTCTTCTTCTTGCTGAAAAGTTCGGCCTGGTTCTCGGTGGCGTAGGATTGGAGAGTCTCGAAGGCTTCATCCTGAATGGTCTGAAGTTGCGAGAGTCGCTCCTGGTGTTTCTCGCGGTAACGGGCGCACTGGAGTTCGATGTCCGCTGTGATTTTCGCACGTTCTGCGTCTGCCTTTGCATAGACGGCAAAGGCTTCCTCGGCCGCATCCTTGGATACGCCGGTAATGATGGTTTTCTTTACTCTTTTTGCCATATCTTTTTTGTTTAATGGTTGATTACTGATTATTCTTTATAGGGCACTTCCTCTATCTCGTACCATTCGACGTCGGGATTCTCGAGTCCGAAAAACTCTATCACCTCCTCGCGGTCACTGTAGCCGATGTATTCCGGAGTGAGTATATGTCCGGTTGTGCGTTCCTTGAGCCTTATCTTCCAGTGTCGTTTTTTCATGATTCAATGTGTTCAATTTTTTGAATACGGTAGCGCAGGAAGCCCCACATTATATGCGGTGGATGGTGTATCGGCAGCGGTTGACCGACCTCGAACAATCCCGGATCATTTACCGGGATCATCGCACCTCGCCATATATCAGCCTGATAGGGCTGTACATCCACTACCATGCCGTTTTCGTCTGTATAGAGGGTTGTGAAATCCTGACCGCAATCCTCCAATGTTATTTTTATCTGTTCCATATTCTTTATGCCTGGCCGATGCCCATGGGGATGATTATTACTTGTTGCCGGGACTGACGCTCCTTGGACTGCTGCGGCATTTCCACTGGCTTATGGCGGATGCCGCCTTTGCGCTCTATGCTTTTGAGCTTGCGCCGCAGTTCCCGGTGTTCGTCGGCGGTGATATGGTAAAACTCCTTGCCGATTATCCGGGTGTCGCGGCATAGGAGGTTGACACGGCCCCAATCGGTGGTGTCGACACCCATCTGCTGCATGAGCTTGAGGGTTTTGCTGCGCTCTTTGCGGAGTTCATCCTGTCCACCGGCTTTGCGCTCGAGATCGGTGCAGCACCGATCGTACTCGGTCCGGGTCATCTCCCGGAGGCTGTCGGTACGTCCGTCGGTGTATTGGTACACCAGGCTCTTCTTGACCTCGTCGCGGTCGCCTATTGGATTGAGTGCTCTGACTGCGGTGTAGAACCGCCCGAAATTATTTACTTCCTGTGCCATATTCGTTTATTTTAAGTTCGGTTTCCAGTCTATAGTCACCATTGCCACCACCTCGCCGGTGCCCATGCAGTCCGGACATTCCTCGATCCACGGACCTTCAACAGTATCATATCGGAATTCTCCGATGCCATTGCAGTATGGGCATACCATCGGTGCGGTCATAAACGCCTCCTTGTGTATCCGGCCATCCGGCTCGATTACTATCATTGTTCGTTTCTTACTCATAGTTATCCGAGATTGTTGGTTGTTTTCAATATTCCTTCGGGCCACACCGGGTAATAGGCTCCCGGCGCCGGGATAAAACGACCCTGGCAGTATGCCTTGTAACCGCAGACCCTCACCTTCACCCCGGCAAAGAACTTGAGCCTTATGGCGGCTTTGCCCATCGGCTGCCCCTTGTGTTCCTGACTGACGAAGATGAAGCACTTCCGGGGGAAGTTTTTTATCAAGGCCTCGGTTTCGGGATATTCCCACCCTGCAGCCTGAAAGCTGTCGATGATTACGAACTTGGGAGACTTCTTGCACTTAAGTCTGGCAGTCAGCTCCTCGATGGTATCGGCTGTGGCGATGCGGAAGCGACCCTGCACCTCGTTCATCTTGAACCGGGCGATGCGTTTCTGGAATGACTGCCCCACCCCTTCCTCGTAGCTCATGAACAGGACGGTGCCGTATTCGGTGAGCTTGCGGGCAAGCTGCATCACGAAACTGCTCTTGCCCGAGCCCGACTGGCCGTGAATAAGCCACGTCTCGTTGACGGTGGGCAGACCGAAGGCCTCGGACCACTCACCGTCCCACGGCAGGGTCTTATAGGTCTTGGCAAGCACCTCTTTGGGGCTGAATGCTCGTTTCGGCATGGCTACTGTCTTTTAAGTTTCTCAATCTCGGTATATACACGTCGCAGACCTCCGCCGGTCTTGCGCACGATCTGTCCGATGTCGGTCCCCTCGGGCGCGTTGACTTTGGCGACTATCCGGGCCTGTTCGTTGAGGAAGGCTCGGCGGTCGTCGCCGTTGTCGGGCGTTACCTTGCTGAAGCGGTCGCCGTAGCGGCTCAGCATCTCGGTATAGCCGACCTTACGGCACTCGATGGAGCGGTTGATCTTCTCCTTTAGGCCGTCGGCGCCCATCATGTACCACGCGCAGCAGCGCTCGGTCGCGTTCCATAATGCCTTCAGTTCCAAAAAAGCCTCGTACTGCAGGTCGCCGGCCTCGTCGAGTATCACAAGGGGATTGTCGATGGAGCGGAGGTAGAACACAAGGTCGTCGTACACGTCCGAATAGCGCCCCTTGCTGTCGACCCCGAATTCTGCCGCAATCTTACGGATCAGTTTAAGTTTGGTCTTGACCTGGGAGCAGTCGATGTAGACGGCATTGCGGTGATTCTGAACATAGAGCCGGGCAGTGAATGTTTTGCCGATGTTAGGCTCATCGCAGAGGATGCCGCTGACACTCGACTGCTGGCAGAATTCCAACTGGGCTGTGACGTACTGGAACTCCGGAGTCATGGCGGCTTTCCATTCAATCTCGTCACGGAGGCTCACGCCGAGCTTCCGAGCGATACTTATCCAGTTGGCATTGCTCAGCACCCGGTCGGTCTGACCGTTCTTGACGGCACTGTAGACCGAGGTGGTGATACCGAGCGAGGCTGCATGCTTGGCATCACTCGGGTAGTTCTTCCTGGCGGCCGTTATCGCGGCGGTGATTTTCTGTCTGATTTCGGTTGTAATCATATTCTAATGGCGTTTTAATATCGTTTCAAGAGTCCTGGAATCCTGCCTGGCTCCAGTCCATTCCGGCAAAACGGCTGTCCGGTTCATACTCGTCCGCACCTGCGGCCACTGACGTGATTTCTACGGCCTCTGCCGCGACTTCGGGCGTCGCCGTGCGTTTTATAGTCCCGACCCTCGGAGCGGCGTTACGGGCGACGTATGCGGCTGTCCGGGCAACCTTTTTGCGCTGCTCTATGTAGTTGACTACATCCTCCTCGGTCTGCTCGGCCATGACACGGTTGTAGGTATGCACTCTCTCCACCTTGTCGATGTATCGGTCATCCTGAAAGATATAGACATCGGTCGGTTCGCCCTTCTCGTCGGGGAGGAAGTAGGCGGTTACCTTGTAATTGTTGGGGTCGAGTTTCTCAAGCACCTCGGGAGCGCTTAACCACCAATCCTCGTGGCGCACCCTAACGGTGGAGTTGCGACGGACACTCGTCGGCACCCTTTCGCCGATATACCGGCTCAGGGTCAGTTTGTCGAGGGGCTGCAGGGTCGGGTTGACATTTGCCACAAGCACGTCCCATCGCGTCATGCCCTTGTACTTCTTCTGGTTCGGGTGCAGGGTGTTGTTCCACTCCATATTGTCGGCACGGTCATCGGCCACAAGCTCCTCGAAGGTATAGTATCTCTTATCCTCCCATGTGTCGTTGTTCTCGTCGCTGATCTTCTTGCTCTCGACGCGGTTCTTGCCCTTGCCGTAGAACCTGCCTATGCCGGCATGGTTCTTGTGGGCTATCGAGCGTTTGAAGGCACCATTCAGAGGCTCGGCATATTTCTCCTGAGAATTCTGCGGTGCGCAGAAATGTACGAAGGGGAAGGCGACACCGGCTCTCAAAAAGCCGTCCTTGTACTGGCTCATGAGGTGTTGCTCCACCTCTATGCCGGCCGGCATACCCCAACCGTTGCGCTCGATCAACCGGAACATATCCCTGAAACATTCCACCACCAGAGCCTCATCCTTCTTCCTGGCGTAGGCGGCCCCGATACGGCACTGGCTCACCACGTCGTAGACGTAGTAGGCATGCACCCGCTCGTTGCCCTTCATGCGGCGCGGCAGATCCACGTCGTCCATGGTAATCTGCGACAGCGAGAACTGTCCGTTGTGGCGGTGCATGTGCGGCATCTCTTCGTGCATAAAGGTCGTCCGGCTGAGGTGGCGGTTCTTGATAAGGATTTTGTTTTTCGGCTTGTTGAGGTAGTTGGCGATGGTAGCGTCGCTCGGTATCCACGGCTCCTCCCCCTTTTTGGCGAATGTCTCCGGGTCGTAGAGTTCACCGGTGTCGATATCGTAGACGTCCAGTTCGCCGGTGAGGAACATGATATACATTTCCCGGACAGTGGTATTGTAGGGCTGGTTCTCAAGACAGGCTATGCCGAGGATGACACGCTCCTCGCGGTGGGTCATGCGCCGGGCCGTCTGGTTGCCGAACTTGCCGCTGATAAGACTTGCGTAACCTTCGCGCCTGTATTCTGCGACCTTCTTGCGGAAGCGGAACATCGACGTCGGCAGGGTGTGGCCGAACTGCTCTCTCAGGCTCTCGACGGCCTTGGCCATCTTCTCCCACTGGTAGGTGTTGCCCAGTACCCTCTGGAAGTCGCTTGCCCGGTTGTGAAGCCTGATGCAGCAGTTGAGGACGCTGGCGTTGACCACGCACTCCTCTACCCACTGACGGCGCTTTTTCTCGTCCTTGAATTCGATGGGGCATTTATTCCGGTCGTTGAACCATGTCACGGCTGCCTGGTCGCGCTCGTAGTTCTCGCGGAACCACCCGGCGGCAAGTATTTCATCACCGCTACCGAATTTCTCTTTAACTTCCTCAAGATGCTGCGTCGGCAAAGAGTCGACCACGACGAGGGCATAGTTGCCTTTGCCTCTACCGGAACGGGCCATCTCAACCTTCTTGCGTGAGGCAAGCTGACGGCAGTATTCCTGCGTCATTATGCCCGCCGCTTCAAGCTCGGTTGGCCTTATGCATATCCGTCCGTCGTAGTATTCCATTGTCACGAAGGGTTAAAGAGTCCGGGCTATGCGCGAAAGTTCCGGAATCTGTGTCAACATGACATGGTCGTACTTTGCGACCACCTGGCCTCTGGGACCAAAGACTGTACCTTCGCCGGTCTGCTTGTCGAGATAGACCTCGGCACCATTGGAATAGACCGCACGAGCGCAGCTATCCGAGTCGAAGAAGAATTCACCCTCCGGGAGGTTGTAGCAGGTGCAACCTCCGTGGTGCTGTATGGCCGCGAAACGTATCCTCTTGGCAAGCTCGTTATTCGTGCGGTATGCCAGGGCGTTCTTGACGCAGCGTTCACATATTGCCTTCCCTTTGACCTTGAAGGTGCGCTGCAGAGCCTTGATGCCCTCCTTGTTGACCACGGCTTTTTCATTTAAGATAAAATAAAGCGTATACCTGCCCTTACCCGCTTCAGCCCGAAGCGGGTAATCTGTTGTGTCTGTATTTCAGCCGT